ATTATTAGAATCAGGTCTTGTAGGTAACATCGGGTTAAAACACCTTAAAGTTATCAAAGAAGATACAATCAACAAATGGGATAAATTAGGATTCCTAGAAGGCCTTAAAGGTCACCTAAAAGAGAACGTAGCTCAGTTATATGAGAATCAAGCGTCTCACTTAATAAACGAAGCTACTGCGGAAGGTTCTTCAGGTTCATTTGAAACTGTTGTTTTTCCTATCGTTAGACGTGTATTCTCTAAATTATTAGCGAATGACATCGTTTCTGTACAAGCAATGAACTTACCAATCGGTAAATTGTTCTACTTTGTACCTAAAATTCAAGGGTATGATGGCGGAAGTCCTCAAACACCAGGTAGTGATTACGGTGGTCAATCAGGTGAACATTACGGACCAATTGGTGCTGTTGATGGTTTAACACCTCAAGACGGAAGAAATGGTGTTGGTTATGGTACATCATCTACTTACGGTAAGAAAAATCTTTACGATTTATTTTACGAAGGAAATGAAGGACAATTAGACCCTCCAGGTTTATTCGATTACTCTAAAGGACAATGGTCAGCAGTTACTGTTGGAACAGATATCCAAATTTGGGAAAATGGTGGTTTAACTAACTACACGGGAACATCGTTAAACAATCAAAATGTTAGAAAAGTAATTATCTCTATGTGCGGATTTGCAAATGTAGGTACAGGAAAATTAATCGGACCTGATGGTAACGAATATGATTCTGAGACTTTTTTATCTGATTTAAGAATTTTTGCTAATGGTACTTGGACTGACTCTACATGGTCCGCAAGTACTGCGTCAACACAATGTCAAAACGTTTTTGATTCCGCTCATCAACCTAAATCATTATTGTTCAGAGTTGTTACTCAACAATACGGTCAAGGAATTGTATCAGGATTAAACAGTATGGCACAAACTACTTGGCCAACAAATGGTAATGGTGGTCAATACAATGACATCTGTTCACCAACAGGTTGTATCTATTTAGAAGTTGATTTATCATGTCCTGCATGTGCAACTTGTGGTTCAGATACTTTAGATGGTTATACAGGAACTACTCTTGGAGCTGATGTTGACCCTAACGCATTTACTGCGGTATTCAGACGTTACAAAGAATTAGAATTTGAAGACAAAATCGGTGAGGTTTCTTTCGAATTGGATTCTGTTACAGTTTCTGTTACTGAAAGAAAATTAAGAGCACAATGGTCTCCTGAGTTAGCTCAAGACGTTGCGGCTTTCCACAACATCGATGCTGAAGCTGAATTAACGGCTTTATTATCTGAACAAGTTGCAGCTGAAATCGACCGTGAAATCCTTAGAGATTTACGTAAAGGTGCCGCATGGAACTTACGTTGGGACTACAACGGTTGGAGAAGAATTTCTGCAACAACTAACTACACTCAAAAAGACTGGAACCAAACATTAATCACTGCGATTAATCAGTTGTCAGCACAAATTCACAAGTCTACTTTAAGAGGTGGAGCTAACTGGATTGTTGTTTCTTCTGAAGTTTCCGCAATTTTTGATGATTTAGAATACTTCCACGTATCTAACGCGTCTCCAGAGCAAGACCAATACAACATGGGTATCGAAAGAGTTGGTACATTAGCTGGTCGTTACCAAGTTTACCGTGACCCTTACTTTCCACCAAACCAAGTTTTGATTGGACACAAAGGAACGTCATTGTTAGATACTGGTTACATCTACGCACCATACGTACCATTACAATTAACACCAACAATGTATAATCCATTTAATTTCACACCAATTAAAGGAATTATGACAAGATACGCGAAAAAGATGGTAAATAACCGTTTTTACGGTCGTATCACGGTTGATGGAGTTAGAACTTTTGACTTAAGAGAATTGAGATAATCAAAAATCTTATCATATTTAACAAAAAGAGGACTATATGTCCTCTTTTTTTATTTATAAAATGGGTTAAAAATAAATGGGTTATAATTTGACTTTTACGTAAATAATATTATATTTATATAAATATGAAAACCAAATTAACTCCTGAAAATATAGTTAACATTATTGAATTGTATCAAACTGAAATTCCAAGTACTCATAAATTAGCGGAAAAATTTAAAGTTGGTCATAAAAAAATCAGTCAAATATTAAAAGAAAATAATATTGTGATTAATAAAAAGGGTGGTCAAATCCAAATGGGTAATAGTTTTGAAATTGAAACCGTAAAATCTAACTTATATACAACTTCAGATACCCACGAATTAATTGCACAATGTAAAAAAACTAATGTAGTAATTAAAGACCCCAATAATTTATCTGGTAAATTAACCAAACATATTATTGAATTATACGGGGATGTGTGGATTCCAACTAATACTTACCAAAGAAAAAAATACGAATTAATTAACGACAAAAAATGGTTTGAGGAATATTTCAACATAATTGAGATTGAAAGTTTACCAACAAGAAAATGTAAATTATGTGAATGGGTAACAGAGGACACTTCAAATAAAACAGGTTGTTTTGAGACACATATAGGTAAATCTCATAAAATAACATTAGATGATTATTTATTAAAATTCCCTGAAGATGTTAAACATCACCCAAATTATATAAAAAAAACAGAATTAACCAAATTTTTATCTAAAAGTAAAAATTATGTTATTTGTAAAATTTGTGGCGAAAAAATGAAAAGTATAACAAATACTCACCTAAAAGAAAAACATAATATCACAACATTAGAATATAAATTAAAATACCCAAACGAAAAAATTGTATCAACTTCCATATCAAAAAAATTAAGTGATTTATCGAAAACCACCAACATTAACATGGTACCAACTTGGACATCAAAGGGTGAAACGGAAATTAAAGAATTTATTGAGAGTCTTGGATTTATTGTTGGTAAAAGTAAAAATCGTAAAATGTTAAATGGTAAGGAAATTGACATAGTAATCGAGGGAACAAACATATGTATTGAATATAATGGTTTATATTACCACACAGAGAAGATGGGTAAAACAAGTTCTTATCATTTAAATAAAACTATTGATTGCAATCAAATTGGATATAGGTTATTTCATATTTTTGAGGATGAATGGAAGATAAATAAAAATTTGGTTAAATCAAAAATAAAACATTTGTTAAAAGTTAATGATGGGATTAAAATCGGTGGTAGAAATGTTACGATTAAAAAAATCAATACAGAGGATAAATCGTTTTTTTTAAAAAATAATCATATTCAAGGAACTGACAAATCTAACATCTCTTATGGGGCGTATTATAAAGATGTTATGGTTGGTGTCATGACGTTTAACGATAAACGTAATATGACTAAAAATAATGATGGTGAATTTGAATTAAGTAGATATGCTACAAAACAAAATTACTTAATTAGGGGGTTAGCCTCTAAATTTATTAAGCATTTTATCAATGAATATAACCCAACATCAATAATTAGTTTTGCGGATAGAAGATGGACGATTAACCCAGAAAATAATCTATATACTAACTTGGGATTTAATTTAGTGTCGATAACAAAACCAACATATTATTATTATAATTCAAAGGTTAGTAAATATAAAAGATTCCATAAATTTGGGTTTGGTAAAAACAATCTTAAAAAAAGATTTCCTGATTTAGATTATACCAAAACTGAAAAGGAGTTGACCACAGAATTAGGTTACGATAAAATATGGGATTGTGGGTTATTTAAATACAAATTAGATTTATAATAAATAAATTTTGAATAAAACGTTTTTTTTTGGAAAAACGGATATTTATATATTAAACAGAAATGGGTATGAAAAAATTATATTTTTTAAATGAAGAAGAGTCAAAAAGAATTCTAAATCTTCACAAAGATGCTACTAAAAAACAATATTTATCTGAACAATACAAACAAGATATACCCCTAACAGGAAGTGAAGGGGGTACTAATGTTGATTTTTTAAAAAAACAGGAGGCGGCTAAAGCGGAGGCGGCTAAAGCGGAGGCGGCTAAAGCGGCGGAGGCTAAAGCGGCGGCGGATAAAGCGGCGGCGGCGGCTAAAGCGACGGCGGCTATTAAAGGACCACTTATAACAAAAATCCAGCAACTATTGAAAGACAAAGGATTTAAATTGGGTACTTCAGGACCTAATAAAGATGGTGTTGATGGTGTTATGGGTAACATAACCCTTAATGGTATTATAAGTGCTTTAGGTGGGGGAACAACTTTAAATTAAAATCCAACTCAGACAGGAGGTGGTCCTAGATAAAATTTCATCGATTTTTTTTATTCCTTATCTTCAGTTGGTACTTCTATTTTTGATAATGTTCTAATACATTTTGAGATTACTTCTGATTCACCCAAAGAATATACGCCCGATTCATGAGCATATTTAACTGACTGAATTAGAAGGTATAATGAGGAATCCTTATCCATTGTCTGTAGTAATACATCCAAATGGTCCTCACTTAATAGAGGTATGGTGTTAAATAATTTTCCAAATAGTTTTTGTTCTTCCATTTTAATAGTATAAGATATTTATAAGTATAAGTAATAATTTTCAGAATGTTAATAGATATTTTAAACAAGTTAAAACAAGAACTCATCAAAGAAGCGACAAATGATGGTGGTGGTAGAGGGTCATATGTTGGTCCAATGCAACCTGGAACAAAGGAGTTCAGTAAAACTGACCTACAACCTTTTAACATCCCTGTATCGAAGTATAATGACGCAATGTTGGCGTATGATAGTTATGATGGTAAAATGAGTTTACCTAAAAAACAAATCTCTAAGATTGAACGTAAAGCCAAGAAAGAATCTGACTATCTTAAGAAACATCCTAACTTAACCACAAGTGATGATGATGGTAATAATATTAATCAGACGCCAGGATATAAAAAAACAATTGTTCCTGTTAATGAGTGGATTGAAATACTACCTGTTGAGGTAAATCCGTTAAGAAATTTCATCAAGAGTGTATTGAGAGAATCTTTCTGAGGATTCTATGTTATCTAAAATTGTACGTAAAGAATATTTAATTTGAGAGGTGATTTCTTCCTTATATTGTTGACGAATAATTTCTGTTTTATTATCATACATCTTTGTTAGTCTATCCCACTCTCTTTCGTATAATGTGACATCATAATGATATACATGATTAGTGACGCTAATATGTCTATCATCAAGAACAATGAATAAATTTAACTCAGAATTTTTAATGTATCGTTCACCTGATAATGGTGCTATAAGGAATTTTGATTTTGGGTGATTTATTAAAGAACGACAAATCCCTAAAGAAATTCGTTGGCTATCAGTTAATTTTTCGAAGGTTTTAATGTCATTATAACGTGTCCAAATAACCCATTTAACATATAACCTTTTAAATATTTTTTTCATAGTTTATTTTTATCTTTAACAAAGATATACAAAAATATTAATTATAAAAGCCAATATTTAAAAATCAAACTTATTGTTTTTCATATACGCATTATCGGCGTATCGTAAAAAATCTTTACCATAGATAACGGACAATCTGTCCATAACCAATTGAGGATTTTTTCTCATATAACGTAAGATATCTGCGGGAATTTGGTCACTATATTTCCCGAATAACCCTTCGATATCTTTTTCTCTTGGGGTCATTCTAACATGTGGTTCTACGGTAAACTCAGGTTTACCAATTTCATCATCGAATTCTTGTTCGTTAATGATTCTTTTAACAAGTCGGTTTAAATCAGATTCGGTTAATTTAATTATTTTTTTCATATTGTTTACGAGTTTAATCCGTTCATTCCTCCTAATGCGATTGCGTCTAAAAGGACTACCGCGTGACCTTGTTCATTTGTCCAAGTAGGGTGTGGAGGAGTTATTGATACTGTATTACCACTACAATCTATTATACATACATTATATTCGGTTCCCGCACTTATCGGTGGTATGCAATCTTCACAATTTGCAAATCCTCCTGAAAAGTATGAATAATTTGTTGTACCGGTCGTTAGTGTTAACTTATCAAAAGTAGCACAAAATGATGCGTCAGAACCAAATTTTATTCCATAAATCACACCTATTGTAGGGGCACCAAATTGTTCACAAAAGTTAGTTGCTTCTATATAAATCTCACCTGATGTACCACATTGTATAAATTTAAAATTTAAAGACTCTGTAAGACCACTCAAACACACACAACAATCTGTACGTAGTGAAATAAAGGATATATTTAGAGTTTCACCGCTCGATGTTTCTGAACCAACAGTACCACAGAATCTTTCCTCGCTAATATCGAACTCTACTGTGGCACCCTCCGTTAACGTTGATGCGGAAAGAATGTATACATCATTAGTTAAACATTCATTTATAATATAATTTGGCATTTTAATTTGTTTTTATAAAAATATCTCGTTTAGTTGTTTAATCCGTTTATTCCGCCTAATACGATTGCATCTAACAGAACAACCGCCTTACCTTGTTCATTTGTCCAAGTAGGGTGTGGAGGTATTATAGACACAGTGTCACCACTACAATCTATTATACATACATTATATTCGGTTCCTGCGGATAATGGGGCGTTACATTCGGAACAATCGTCAAACGGACCATATAAGAATATTGTGTTAGTTTCTCCACTTGTAGATGCACTATAAGTTAATGAAACACAATTTAAATTCAATTCTTGATATGTTTTTCCAGTTAACAGACCCTCAACCGAAATAATTTCAATTGGTGAGCTATCAATGCAAGATGTTCCTGAGTAATATATATTTGCCATAATTTTTTATTTATAAATATCTATTTATTCTGAA